CAATAACCAACATCTTTTAAAAACTCTTTATCCACCAATTTTGATCCATGGCAACCTGTTTCTTCTGATACAAAAAACGCAACTTTAACTTTATCTAATTGAGAAAGAAGTTCCAAACAAATATAAATTCCACATTTGTCATCACCACCAATTCCTGTTGGTTTATCATCTTTATCGTATGCTTTTAAACATAAAACTTGATCCCTTCCAAAATCTTTTCCAAATGTAAATGGACGAATAAGATATTCTTCTTTAACAATTATTTCATCGATAAGATCATGAACCGTATCGGTGTGGGAAATAAACATTGGATAAAATTCACCTTCATCTAATGTTCCTTTGGTTGCGTATATGTTATTATGTTCGTCACAAGTTAAAGTAACTCCATCCATATCCCCAATGGTAGAAATTAAATACTCCACCATTTTAATTTCCTTATAGGTCTTGGTTGGGACAGATAAGAGTTCTTTAAATTTATTTAGATTCATTTTTAATTGTTTTTACAAAGATAGTTGAATAATTGTTAATAAAAAAAATTATTCTTTCTTTTTTCTACCTCTTTTTGGTTTTTCTTCCTTTAATCCAACAATAACATCATCATTTTCCACTTTCAAAACATATTCTTTGTCTTCTTCAATTTCCATCATTAAGATTTTTTCAGAAATTAAATCTTCAATTTTATTTTGAATTGCCCTTTTGATAGGTCTTGCCCCAAAAGTTTCGTCAAAACCAACTTTTGACAAATAATCAACCAAATCTTGTTCATAAGAAAAATAGTATTTTTTTTCTGAAACTCTTTTTAATAATTTGTCAATCTCTAACTTGGTAATAACGTCAATGTGTGGTTTTTCTAAAGAGTTAAAAATTACAACATCATCAATTCTATTTAAAAACTCAGGTGAGAAGAACTTTTTCATTTCTTTTTTCAGCACATCTTGTTTTTCTTCTTCTTTAACAACATCACTTTTTAGAGGTTGGAATCCCATACCAGTTCCAAAGTCTTGTAATTTTTTAACCCCAATGTTGGAAGTCATAATAATTAAACAATTTTTGAAGTTAATTTTACGACCTAATGAATCTGTGATGTGACCATCATCTAACAACTGAAGAAGTGTTGAAAAGATGTCTTTGTGAGCTTTCTCAATCTCATCGAACAATACAACAGAATAAGGTTTGTTTTTAACTTGTTCGGTTAACTGACCACCCTCATCGTGACCAACATATCCTGGAGGTGATCCGATCAAACGAGAAATGGTGTGTTTTTCTTGGTATTCACTCATATCTACACGAATCATATTGTCTTCACTACCAAAGATTTCTTTTGCCAATTGTTTTGCCAAATATGTTTTACCAACACCTGTCGAACCCAAGAAAATAAATGAACCAATCGGTTTATTTGGATCTTTGATTCCAATTCTATTTCTTCTAATTGCTTTTGAAATTTTATTTACAGCTTCTTCTTGACCAATAACCTTTGAATTTAAACTTTCATTTAAGTTGATTAATGAATTTCTTTCGTCCAAATTAATGTTAGAAATTGGAATTTTGGTCATGTTGGAAACCACCTCATAAATTAAATCTTCAGGAATACTTCTTTTACTATTCAATAAACTTTCTTCAAACTTCTTTTTTTCTGAATCCAACTTTGATAAAACATTACGTTCTCTATCTCTTAACTCAGCAGCCAACTCATATTTTTGTTGTTTAATAACATTCATTTTTTCTTGTTTGATGGCGTTTGCTTCGTCCTTTAATTTTTCGATTTCTTCGGGTAATTTGATGTCAATTTGCATTCTTGACCCAACCTCATCCAAAATATCAAATGCTTTATCAGGAAACTCACGATCCGTAATATATCGATCGGCCAACTCAACAAATGTCCAAAGAGTTTTATCATCATAAGTCACTTTGTGGTGATCTTCATATTTTGATTTACTCATCTTTAAAATTTCAAATGTTTCTTCCTTTGAAGATGGGTCAACAATAACCTTTTGAAATCTTCGATCTAACGCACCATCTTTTTCAAAGTGTTTTCTATATTCATCTAAAGTTGTTGCTCCAACACATTGAATATCTCCTCTTGATAAAGCAGGTTTTAAAATGTTTGACGCATCTAAAGAACCTGAACTATTTCCTGCACCAACCATAGTGTGAATTTCATCAATAAATAAAATGATGTTTGGAGTTGCTTGCAATTCTTCGATAATAACTTTCATTCGTTCTTCAAATTGACCTCTATATTTTGTTCCTGCAACTAATGAATTTAAATCTAAAGATACGATTCTTTTATCCATTAAATTTTTTGGACATTCACCGTTGTGAATCATCATAGCAAGACCCTCCACAATTGCTGTCTTTCCTGCACCTGGCTCACCAATAATAATTGGGTTATTTTTCTTTCTTCGAGATAAAATCTGAGCGATTCTAAAAATTTCTTTTTGTCTTCCAATTACAGGATCTAATTTCCCGTCTTGTGCTAACTTATTTAAGTCTTTACTAAAATTATCTAATACAGGAGTCCCGCTATCAGATTTTTTCTTTGATTTGTCATTTCCTTCATCCATAAATTCTAACATAACTTTTTTTAATAAATAATAATATTAATAAAATAAAAAGTCCAATATTGTCTTTATGTCAGTTTGATTTATAAAAAATTTGTGTTTTACTGACAATTTGTCATATAATATTAATTGGTATAATTTTTCATATAAGAAAAACCAAAATAAACCTATAAAATAATAAAAAATGTTTAATTGGAATGAATTTGATAAATTATTTAATGAATTTTTTTCTTCATCATTTGATGATAAAAACTGGACTAAAAATACTTATAGATCACCAGATGGTTTGTATTCTATGTCGTATATGACAAGAAATTTTAATAACCCAAGTCCGTCAGATGAATTATACGTATTGAAAGAAAAATTAAACTTGGCAATTAAAGAAGAAAATTTTGAAGAAGCTGTAAATTTAAGAGATGAGATTAAAAAGTTAGAAAAGAACAAAGAAGAGTTATCAAAGTTAAAATTTAAGTTGGACGAATGTATTCGAAACCAAGACTTTGAAAAGGCGATAGAATATCGAGACAAAATAAAATCTCTTAAATAACAAAATCCACCTTTATGGTGGATTTTTTTTTAACCATATTTATTTTTAAATAAAAAATATTATGGCAATAACAAGTGAAATAATTAGCGGAACTACGATTTTAAATGAAGTTCAATCATCAAATATTGTAAGAACACAATACGATACATTAACAAAAAAAATGATTGCGGAGTTTAAAAACGGGGTAAGGTATGAATATAGTGATGTTCCACATCAAACTTACACTCAATTTAGAATGGCGGAATCACAAGGGAATTTTTTTAATAAAAACATTTCTAAAGCCCACACATATAAGAAACTATAATTAGAAAGTATTTATCTGTATGGATACTTCAGATATTTTAAAAAGTTTTGAATCTCAAGACGAACTAAACCCAAAGATTTGGGAAAAAGATGGTAAGTCATATATGATGAGACCTGAAGTTAGAGAAAAACTTTTGGAAACGGCAAATATCTTCATCGACTTTTTAGGTGTTGACGTAATAGTTACAGATATTATTATGATCGGTTCATTAGTTAATTATAACTGGTCAAAATTTTCTGATATTGATCTACACATTGTGGTTAACTTTAATCAATTCCCTGAAAATAGTAAGGATCTATACCTTGAATTTTTTGATTTGAAAAAAGTAATCTTTAATCAAAGACACAATATTAAAATGTTTGGGTATGATGTTGAATGTTTTGTTCAAAGAGAAGACGAGACAACTTTTAGTAGTGGTATTTATTCTATTCTTTATGATATGTGGATGAATGAACCTAAAAAAACAAGTAAAGAAACTCTTGATAAAGAACTAATAAAAGAAAAGGCTAAACAATGGATGAGAATTATTGATGGTGTTGTTGATAACATCGAAGATGAGGATCCCGAAGAAATTAAAAGTATTGTAAAAAAATACAAAGAAAAATTAAAAAACTTCAGAAACTGTGGTTTAGAAAAAAATGGTGAAATGTCGATAGAAAATTTGGTATTCAAATTACTAAGAAGAAACGGATATGTTGAAAAATTGTATGAATTACCGACTGAAATTATCGACAAAAAACTATCCATGAAACAATAAAAAAACATTAATTGAAATAATTATATTTATTGGTATATTTATTAAGAAAAAATAACTCACATTAAATAAATAAAATATGGCAGGATTTAGACCTATCGGAAGTGAGAAACTTCAAGGAATGGATAAAATTAGACGAATAATGGAAATTGCTCGTTATAATGAAAATATTCCACAAAACATTAATGAAACACAATCAAGCGAATATAAAATTGGTTTGGCCGATGGTAATACCTATGAAATCGTTAAAGAAAGACAAGGTTATATTGTTAAAAAAACACTTAACGAATCTGAAACGGAGTATATCGAGCCGATGAAACAAAGAAAATATTATTCTTCATATTCTCAGGCATTAAAAAGATTGAATTTGATGACAAAAGAAATTAACACTCTTTTTGAAAATGAGGAAGGAACTCCACTTTTAGGGGAGCAAAAAAAAAAGTTCATACTAAAAAGTAAGAAACCTAAAACTGAAGAACCTGCAGCTGCCGCGACTCCTGAACCATCTCCCGCTCCTGAACCAATACCAGCACCCGCTCCTGTACCAGCCCCTATGCCTGATATGGGTGAAACACCGGCTCCTGATATGGGAGGTGCCCCTATAGAAGAACCACCAATGCCTGATATGGGAGGTGCCCCTATAGAAGAACCACCAATGCCTGATATGGGAGGTGAAGAACCACCAATGCCTGATATGGGAGGTGAAGAAGAAATGCCACCAATGCCAGAAATGGGATCTGAAGAAGAAGTTGACATTGATGTTGAAAAAAAACCAAAAGAAAAGAAAGTTTCAGATTTAAAAAGAATTCAAATTCTTACAGGAAAATTAGCTCAAAAAATTAGATCTTACGAAGAAGAAAAAGAATTAGATCCAAAAGATATTAAATACATTATTAACTCTATTTTATCGGCAATTGATGTTGATGTTTTAGATGAAGATGATATCGAACAAATTATCAATAAATTAGAAGGTGTTGAAGACGAAGAAGGTGGTAGTGAAGAAGAGGAAGTGTCTTTTGAAGAAAAATCTGACAAAGAGGAAGTTGCTCCTGAACCACCACAAGAACCTGAAATGGCCGAAGGATATGATGGTTTTAGCCCCGCATTCAAAGACTATATGGGAGGTGCTTTGGCATCAGGTATGTCAAAAAAATTAAGACATGAAGAAGAAGATTTTGATATGGATGATGAATACCATAGAGAAAGAAGAAAAGGTAGAAAACACTATCCTAATGTTGATAGATTTGAACATGGAACTTTTAGTGAATCAACAGTAGATAAAGTATTATCAAAATATTTTATAAACGAAGAAACTCAAATTAACAAATACGAAGAATCTAAAACAAAAAAAACCAACTTAAATTACAATCAAAATAAACAAAATGTTATTAGATTGTCTGAATCATCAAATCAATTGGATGTGGCTTTAGAATATATTAAAGAAAATCCAAGAACAAAATTGATGGGTTTATCAACAAGAGGAAATTTAATTTTTAAAGAAGGTATTAACGAAACTAAAATTACTAAAAGTGGTGAGATCATATGAATCGATTGATTTATATTAACGGATTGGGACCTAACTATAAAGGTGATAACATTTATGAATTTATTTTTTCAGATACTTTAGAAGTGTTTGGTGAAAATTGGGAATCAAAACCTGCTAATGGTTATCCATCACCACCTGATTTAGAATACATTAAAAAGGTGGGAACATTAATTAACGAAGAGGTGAGTTTTGATTTGGTTCAAAATTCAGATGTGTTTTCTTTAATTGATTCTATGGATGGAGTTATTGCTATGGGTTGGGAGGTTGAGACCGACAATATTGATTTCTCGTTAGTGAAACGTTTAGTTTTTCATTTTGGGGAATCTGAAGAGGAAGTAAAAAACAAACTATATGAAAGAGATATAGTATTAGAGTTTGAAAAAAAAGTAGTTTATGAAAACTAAAAAAAATATTTTATTTTTAATTGAGAATGGATTGTCTTCAAAAACAATTAGTTTATTGTCCGAAAATCAATTTAGACTATTAGTGGAAAAGTTTAAAAAGATGAAAAAGTCGGAAAATAAAGAGCAAACACAAGTTGTAACACAAGTTTTTGATTCAAGTAAAGCCGATGAAAAGGCAAAACTAAATCAAATGTTAAAAGACCCAACAAAACTACAAGGTCAAAATATTGAGGTCAAAGAAGACGAAGAAGATTCAGTAACATCACAAAATGTGTTTTCAAAAGACGTTTCACAAGATTATACAGGCCAAGAAGCTCCACATGATGAAACATCTATGCAAGATGATGGTATGGGTGATGATTCAGGTGAAAATAGATCAATGATGGGTATGGCAGAATCTGAGATTAATGAAAAATTCGAATCTAAAGCACAACAAGGTTTATTTTGGGCTCGTTGTAATAAATGTTCTTCTAAAAACTGTAAATGGTGTAAAATGGCAAAAGAGTTTTCAGACTCAACATCAGAAAAACAATACAAAAAAATGCCAGAGAAAAAACATCCTGAAAAAACTGTGAAATACAAAAAAAAAGAAACTAAAGAAAATTTACAAAAATTTTTAGAAGAAAAAATTTCCCAAATTGTAGATGAAAACATAGACGCAAAAATGTCAAAAAAAGATTTAATCGAAACATTAAAGAAAAAATCTAAGTCTATGATAATTCGTAGACCAAAGAAAATGACTATGTTTTCAGATGAAGCTCCTATGGAATTACCAATCGGAAAATTATATTCAATAGGGAAAACATCAAAATAATAATAAAAAACCCAAATTGATATTTATAATAAATGGGTTTATCTAAAGAACAAGTTTTAATTGAATATGCTAAGTGTATGAGTGATACTCCATACGCACTTAGAACGTATTTACAAACATACGATAATACGGTGTCTAAATACGTGCCGTTAGAATTGTTTCCTGATCAAATTTCTCTTTTAAAAGATTATGAAGATTATGAAGAGAACATCGCTTTGAAGTATCGTCAGGCAGGTGTATCTACCGTGACAGCGGCTTGGGTTTCCAAAAGGTTGGTTTTCGCTAAAAAAACTCAACCTGAAAAAATTCTAATAATCGCCAACAAACTTGATACATCAATGGAGATGGCAAATAAGATTAGATCCTTTGTTGATCAATGGCCGAGTTGGGTTGGTGCTGGATTTGCGGCAGAAAAAAACTCACAAAGACATTACAAATTAAATAATGGATCTGAAGTTAAGGCGGTTGCAACATCAAAAGATGCACTTCGTGGATTTACCCCTACAATTCTTGTATTTGATGAGGCGGCGTTTATCGAGGCCGATAGTGATTTTTGGGCTGCTTGTATGGCGTCCTTATCTACGGGTGGTAAGGTAATCGTTGTATCCACACCAAACGGATATGACCAAATTTATTACGAAATATACGATCAGTCATTAAAAGGGATGAATAACTTTAAAATCTCTGAAATGTATTGGTATAGAGACCCAAGATATG